CCTATCCGCGCCTTTCAGCCCCCACACCTGCCCCGCTACGTAGTCGCTCGTCCTCAGATCCTTAAACGCCATGTCCCAACTTTGAATCACGGTATCAAAGGTTGCTATCGGAGGCCGCACGACGTAGTACTGCCACCAGGCTTCCTTGAAGATCGCACCTTCACGTGGGACCGGACGTTGCTGCCTTTGCCCGGCATAAGCCAGTTCACCAATCTCGTGGCGTATGTTGCTAACTGCTCGCTCGGGGAACTTGGCGGGCCACAGCAGTTCGTCCTCAGTCTTCCTCGGATCCTTGAACCCCAGGCGGGTCGTGCAAACACGCTTAGGGTCGTGACGCTCAGGCAAGATCAATTCGACATACCCATGCCGACTGCGCATTACATGTCCTGCCAGGTCGTCGTGGTGCGCTCGTTGCATGATAATCACCCGGGCGCTTTTGTCCTCGTCGTTACGGCGCCCGCTCATTACCTCGTCCCACCACCCAGTAACCTGTTCGCGCAACTTGTCCGATTCAGCCTTTCTAATGTCGTGCGGATCGTCACAGGTGATTCGGTCACCGCGTTCACCCGTCGCTCCCCCTAGCACCGACAGCGCGATTCTGTGTCCCGTCTTGTCATTCTCGTAGCGGCTCTTGGTGTTCTGATCACCGGTCAGCTTGAACACCCCGCCCCACCGCTCTTGGTACCACCAGCTTTGAATCACCCGGCGACTTTTCAACGCATCACGGGTGGCAAGAGAGAACCCGTGCGAGGTTGTCAACCAACGGGTATGAGGCATCTTCCTTGGACCCCATTCCCAGGTAGGCCAAAAGACCGACACGGTCAGGCTTTTCATGTGCCCCGGCGGGACGTTGATAATCAAGTCCTTGATCTCGCCATTCGTGATGGCTTGCAGGTGATCGCAGATGGCATCTATGTGCCACCCCGAAAGCATCTTGGTGGTAGGCTCCATAAGCGGCCACGCCTGCTTGACGTAGCTACCCAAGTCCCTCTCTGCCAGAACCCAGTCGATTTCAACGTCGGTAGGAGTGCTCGACATAGACGGCGTAGGCCGTTGGTTGGCCCAACGGATGTTGACCGCTCTCCGCAGCCGTTCACTGCGTTCTGATGTTGTTTCCTTTGTGGGCATACGAAAACCCGCTTCTGAGAGCGGGTTAGACTTGCGATTCCTTGCGTTTTAAGTGGGCTGTACGCTATTCCCAACCCTTCAGACGTGCTAAGTGTCGTCTGCTACGTCTACTGTCGCTTAGAGACGCTTATTTAAAAGGTTGAGGTCTTCTGTGTGGTGCAACGTGGTACCAACAAACACCCACGTCGTAGCCTCAACCATCGCTAGGCTCATTGTGTGTCTTCGCGGGATGCTAATAACCCGAGTCCGAAAGGCTCCAGGCGCCGCAACACCGAAAGCTAAAAGGAGGAAGGCTTTTCGAGTCATGTCTCCTCGCCGTACTCAATCCCCGTCGAGGGTACCGAGTTTACTAAGCCTGCCATTGTGTACCGTCGATCAACAGCGGCGTACGGATCAGGCTCGGGCCCTTCCACAAAGTGGTCTATACGCCGGGTGGCCAGCATCTGGCAAAACCGCAGGAACACTGATTGGTCAACCACGAAAACCGTACAGGGGTAGTGGTTTTCAGGTTCCACCCCGACCAAAGACTCCGCCACGGCAGACGCTTGGCGGTATTTCGCCCTGTCTCTGATAGTGATTCGGTATGTCATATCTCCTCGCCGTACTTGTCAGCCCAAGCCTCTGCATTCAGAAACCTACCGGTCTCTGGGTCTCGAAACGCATTCAGCCTACGTATGGCACGGTGAAGCTTGGGCTCCATAAAAATCAAGTTACCCACTGCGTTGTTTCCTCGGTCCCCATCGAAGTGGTGCCCGTGAAGGCGCCTTATCGTTCCCGACCCGTTCCAATGCAACACGATTGGAGTTCCCACGTTGTCCAGTGGGTAGTAGCTCCATATCGCGGCCAGATCGCGGTACAGCTTGGTCTGCGCCTCAACCGGCCGTTTTAAGCGCGGGTCATAAACTTGAACGTAGCCGCGCTTGTTAACATGCCCGCCCTTCCATCGTGGGTGGGCGGTACCTTTGACATGATTGCCGTGTACGCCTCTGGGCACGTTACTGCACCTCAAGACACAAACAACGGCCTCTGAAGAGAGCGGTCTTCTGAGAGGTTGTTAAAGACCTTCACCCGCTCCAACCTACAGACAGCGCTCTCACAGTGCTCCTTCTCAACTTCGATTCCGATGGCGCGGCGACCGAGCTGCTTGGCGGCTACTAGGGTTGTGCCGGAGCCCATGAAGGGGTCCAGTACCACCTCGCCTACCTCCGACAGGCAGTCCAACGGAGTAAAAACTGACGATTCCGCCTGTCCCCATGGGTGGAGCGACTGACTCTCGCGCCAGGCTTTATCCCTGGATCGCGTCAAGCCAAAGTTGTCCATCATTACACCATGAGCACGAGGCTTACCTCTTGTGTAGATAAGAGCGGGTTTCCAGCAGACCTTAAAGTTGAATCCGTGCATGAGAGGCTGAAAGTTATTAGGCATCATAGCAACCCAATGGTAGTCTAGGTGATCACTCAGCACTTTAACAACGTAGTCTAGCTGATAGTGACCCAACAAGGTCACCAAAAAGCACCCGTCTGCCAAACACTGCTCACCTATTATCCCAAGCGCGTCCCAGCACTCCAAATACTTCTTAGCATACGGTGGGTCCGTCAACACCAAGTCCACCTTTGGTAGACACGGCAACACCTCTCTACAATCTCCGTGGTAGATCGTAATGCCACCCTTCTTGTAGTAGGGCTTCACTGCACCTCCGCTAGAAGTGGACCGACTAAACGACGGTACTCGTCCAGATCAAAGTAGCGTCTTCTCCCGTCAACCGAGGATACTGTAACTGTACCGCACGGCTCAAATGTGCGGTAGTTACCAGATGTCACTTCACCTGTGGTCTCTCGCTCTCCAACGTCCACATGGATAACCCCCCAGTCCTCCGGGAGGTCGAGGGCTTGGGCCATACGTCTCAAGTACTCCTGCTGCCTCAAATCACTGTACCTCTCCATTCTCTGCCTTGCTGACCAGTCGCTGAAGGTCTTTCAACTCCTTTACAGAGAGATGTTTCTTGAGGTTGTCCTTGCGGTTGGCCGATATAGTCATCTCCGTTGCCATCGTCTCTTCTGGCTGCGGGTCTTCCTTCTGCCCCAAGTATTGCTTCCCTAACCATATGCACATGGAAGCGTTACCTCTCCGTGCCAACCGTCGCTGCCATACCCTGATGTCCTTCTTTCCCTGCTCATATCCCCTTCTGTAATACAAAGGGAAGTTTGGATGGGACACCAACCAACTATGTGGGACCCCAAGGATTTCCGCGGCCTCAACATACCGACAATGCAACCTACCTAACCGCCTGACTCGCTCCCAATCAATGTTGGGTTCCACCTTACGCTTTCGGCTGTAATTCTTCACTCCACCTTTGGCGTCTACGCGCTTGGCCGTAGCCGTGGCTTTCTTCCTCTTCGTGTTCTTGGCAGTGGAGATTTTCTTGGCTATGTGTTTCTGCATTTCTTTGCCTCAGGTAAGTAAAGGTTCCCAAGTTGAACGCCTTCCGTTCACCTCTTTGAAGTTCTTCCTAGCCTCTAACCGATCTACCGCAATCTCGCAGTACTTCTCCTCGATCTCGATTCCGATGGCGCGGCGACCTAGTTGCTTGGCGGCGACGAGGGTCGTGCCGGAACCCATGAACGGGTCCAGAACCACTTCCCCATATTGCGTATAAGCTGCTATTAGCTCTGAAGGAAACGCGATTGGGAACACCGCCGGATGTTCCATCTGTGGCCCTACTCGTGACGCTTCCCGCGTGATGCGTATAACACTATCCTTGATCTTGTGTAGGCCAGTCTTCTTTCCATGGCTACTCATACGGCCACGGGTTGTGCCATCTGCCCGACGAAGTCCAGTCCCCGTTATTCTGCGACCAACAGAACTACAGATTGCGGTTTTGTTTGGGGTTCTCGGTTCTCGATTGAAATGGAATATAAACTCATGGGAAGGAGCAAGCCGTCCATTCCAATCGCCCGGCAGACCAAATCCTTGATCCCAGACATACCACCCAAACAAGCGCCAACCGTCTATGCCCATACCATCCAAGAGGGGACGCCAATACTCGATAAGCGAGCCATCGCGATAGATCAGACCGAGATTCACAAAGACCTGTGCGCTAGGCGCCACTATGCGGATTGCCGGAGGGACGAGATCATTCCATTCATCTACACCTGTATAGTCTCTCTGTTGCATATAGGGTGGTGATGTAAACACCAAATCTACCTTCGGCAGATGCGGCAGAATCTCCCGACAATCACCGTGAAATATCTGGATTCCGGCGTGGTCGTAGTAGGGGTTCATTACCGCTGCCACCTGATGCTCTCATGATCCGATCTCTAGACCGATCAGCGTCGCCGCCAGCAGAGCAAACGCCATCAGAACTCCGATGAAGGTAAACAGACAACAGCCGCCATGCCCGTTCATGGGAGCTTGACTCCTACTCTCATGGCCGTACACAAGGGTTTGAAATGCCTGCCTTCTCGCTTGCCTTCTTTATCCTGATCTCGATTCGCTCGCCGCTGCGCGTAACCTCTAGCTCACCGTCCGTAATGAGCCTCAAAGAGATACCGCCAATTGCGTCGCCAGGACGGTCGGATGAGACTTCTAGCACTCCGACCGAAGTGTGAATCCATCCGCAAGACCCTTCAGGGACGTGAAAAGGGTTTCTCTTATCTCCTAACGGAATCTTCCTGAGAACTTCCTTCCCGACTCTCTTCC